CTGTTGTTCCATGACCGCAGTGTATTCAAGACTGCCAAACAGGCCTTCCCAAGCGGCTGCAAAACTTGATCCTGAGCGCATCTTGTCTGAGATATAGCGTTCAGTCATGATGGGTCTCAGTTGCCCTACGATGGTCTCGGGTCCCATGTTTAAGGCTCGAATGGCTGACGGATATAGACTGTTGATGTCTATTGACCCTACATATTCGTGTATGCCCTTGCGAGGATAGGCCACATAAGCACCTGCGGCCTGTGTGTCTTCGTCTGAATAGCGTTCCTTGCGATTAGGCACTACTAGTCCACGTTCGTGTGCTTCATTGATAATGGCCTGCTCGGTCACAGCTACAGCACCCATGGTGGTCTGTAGCAACACTGTATTCTCATGTGCCAAGGTATTGGCCAAGTCCAAGAATTTCAGCTTCTTGTCCATCTGTGCCAGACCATTCACGTCTTGTCGGTTGTACTCGATGAACTTTTTGAAGTTCTGATTGTACAAGGCATCCAGTGTGCCTTCAAACTTGGTCTTGCCTTCTAAGCCTTCATATTCAAGTATGGCATCCAAGCTGTAACTGTGACGCTCTTCATAGGTGTATTTCCTATACAGTTGCATATAGTCCATGTGTACACGTCCAATCAAGTCGTAAGTCTGACTTTCATTGCCAAAGCGTTCAAAGGTACGACCCTTGGGATACTGATTCCACAGGCAGAATCTCCTGGTGTCATCTTTTGAAAGCACACGGGTCACACGATTGACTGTGTAAGGAATATCATAGCCTTCACTGTTCCAGCCCGATAAGGCATCGGCGTCTTCTATCACGTCCAGGAATGTGTTCAGCATGTCTTCTTCACGCTCGAACAACAGGGTATCTGTAAACTCGGCGCAGATCTCCTGTGCAGTTTCCCAGCTCATGTGCTTGGGCGGGACTACCAAAGTTATCAGCCTATCTACCCAGCCCAAATATACGCTTATGGCTGTGATAGGATTGAATGGATCATCGGGCGGACTGAATCCGCGATCCGAGTCAAAGTCAACCTCGATGTCGAAGAACGCTACGTTTAGTTTGGGGCCGTCTTGGCCTTTGTAGTTTTCTTCCAAGCAACGGAATATGGGATTGATGTCTGACTCATACAATGGCTTGCCACTCTGTATGCGGATTTCTTTGCGGAACTCTTTGTTGTTTCTAGTGCTGAAGCGGCTGACCGGCGTGCCATAGATAGACACAAACTTGCCGCGGTGGTCGTCGTAATAGAATATGTAGTTGGCAGGATACTCTTGATAGCAACGTTCACCATCTCTGCGCTCAACCACATGTATGCGATCGTGTTCACGATCAAATAGTGCGTCAATATAACTCAACTTTTTCTCCGTTTATGGCCGGTTGACCATGATTCATGTTCGTAACGTGAACGATTCGCTGTCATAGTAATATTCAATGTATATAGCCCGAGTGTCTTGTGTGGGTCGGATATCTTCTGATCCCACAGTGGATCCAAACACAGTCGACCAATCAGGATTACAAGAAGGTATTAAGGTTGCCATTTCTTGACAAGTCGTTGGTTATACAATGTATACCACAATCCCAAAAATATTTGTGTCGAAATGGAATCACATGCACTTCTATGCCATGTCTAGCACAGGCTGCTTCAACCTGATCATTGTGCGTGCTTACCACAATATTTTTTGGATCAACAATAAGAATGTTTACGTCAAACACAGTTTCACTGACTTGCCCTACCCAGTCATCAAAATAATGATCTACCATGTTGATGAGATTTTCGTCTTGATCAAATCCTGGCATGAACCAGCGACCTTTGTTGCGTTTCATGCTGTGTTCAAACTCACGCATGTGTGAATAGTTACTGGGTGGCAAGTAAACAACCTCCCAATCAGGAAAAGTGTCAGCATAAGTAGGCACGTCATTGAGACTGATGATCAAGCCTGGTGTAATTGGACAGTACACAGAATCTCCGTGCCCGCCGGAATTAACCACATGATTACGAGTGGTCGGAAATAGTTGGTTGACTTGTTGTAAAATAGCCTGTTTGTCATCATGGTAGGTCTGCGTGGCAAAATACAAGTCTTGGCCAATACGACTCACAAAACAACCATTGATAAAATCCAGGTCGGTGTAGACAATTTCGTTGCCTTGGGCTCGGAGGTCATCTATGACATGATCGTAAAATCCTAGCTTGACATCAAGATGTGCTTGATCTACCAGGTTGAATTTCGCATATTTGTCAGCAATTTCTTGTGCATGTTCGGGCATGGCTGCATAAAAGTCAGAAGGTCTCACATAGTCTGCCCATCCGCTTTGTTTGTTTTGACGATAGAATACCGACCAGCCATGGCTGGCATTGGGTATGCGTGGTATCCAAAAACGATCTTGGATCATCAAAAAGTAATCTCTAGGAGCAGTTGGTGGTGGCACCCATTTGCCTTGCACAAACAGTTTGCTGAAATCTTCCGGAAGCTCGGGCCTGAAAATTTTTACACCAAAACGACCTTGCAGAAGTTTGATCAGCCGCTGGTAGTCTTCCTCAGTTTCTTGAGCCAAAAGTTCAAAACGTTTGCGGGTCTCGCTATTTTTTATCCATCGATAAAACTCAGGTGGGTAGGTACGACCTACGAGACAGGTCTGCAAAGGATCCCAGTGCTGATAGACTGAATAGGTCAAAGTGTTTTGCCTACCGTGGTCAAAATTTGCTCCAAGAGCTCATGATCCTGTTGCTCACGACCAAATTCAGACTTGTGTGCCAGCTTGATGGCCTTCTTGAGAATGTTGGGTTTGATATCTAGTTCTTCAGCAATGGCCTTGACAGTGTCGTTTAGGCCGCCGGTAAGTGTTTCAATTTCATGCATGACCTGCATGCCTTCGTTGATTACTTGATTGAGTTTCTTGGTTTGATCTGCGTTGAAATTTCGATTACTCATTTGTTTCTCCTTTGATAGTATTATATTACACTTTCTTTGGGTGTAAAGTCAACCTAGTATTTTTTCATACAGCGCGGAAAGATGCATAGAATTGATGTTTTCACAGTGGTCTGAAAAATATCCGTCGAGTATCATTTTATAATTATGATTTGAACTTTGCTGGCTCATTTCAAACAGGTCCAGAGCAGAATATTTGGATATGTTGCTTATCAATTTTACCAGACCGAACAATCTTGTTATATTGCCAGAATCACAATCAAATTCTAAATCTAGCCCGTAATCAAATTTCATACCAGTTGATTCCAACCAACCATGACTTCTAAATTGTCCGACTGGAATAAAAGCAGTTTTGGATAGCAGGCATTTGAAAGTTTTTTCTGTGAGATATGGACCTGAGTGTATCTCTGTACAATCTCTCTGAGCATCGTACATCAATGAATAATGATAGCTTTCTTGAGTAAAATTCAATGCAGATTCGTTGTAGGCAGGATGTTGTATAGTCAATGGATTAAATGTGTCATTGGGAATACTCAATTGACGATCTAGCCAATGTTCTTTGAAGTACTGTGTTAAAGTATCGAGTCGGTCATTGCCGGTTGGTACCCAACCATGAACATTTTTTAGGTCAAAGTTATTGCGTAAACTTAGTAAACAATCTTGCCCCAATATTGAGTGCAACGCAGAAAATACCATGACTTTGCTTTGTGTGATTCTGCTGGTCAAGGCACTGGCTTTGTACACAATATTTTTATTGACCGTGGATTCCACCAGTCTACTCAATACAGCAAGTTGTTTGTGATAGTAAACATTAGGAATTACAGTAACCAATTCATGGTGTGAAGGTTGATAAACTTCAGGCAAGCCCATCATGAACACTGGACGGTCGAGCACATTGGCCACATGTTCGGCCCAGCCATGCATTCCGGTGTCGCCTGATAATACATAATAATCATAACCAAACTCTGGTAAAACCGGCCACGATTTATTTGCGCCCCAGGAGGCACTCAAATGAACAAAGGTTTTGGTATTTTTGAGATTGATCAACCAAGGATACCAATAATGCCAATCGCTGTCGCCTGCGACAACATCATTGACCCAACCTCTAACTCGAGTTGGAACGGTAGGGTTAATCACGGTGTAAATGCTCACTTTCACTGAAATAGGTAGCGAATCTATTTATAGTGAGGCAGCAGCCGCCTACACATAACCCAAAGGGTCCTAAGGTGTGTTCTATTTGCGTCCGAT